TACCGGCAAACAAGATCTTGTATTAAAAACTAATACTACATTTGTTCAGATTGATGAAGGAGGCAATGCAATACCTTTAGGTGAAAAGGCAAAAGAGCGTATACGCAATCTTTTATTAGAAAAATCTAAGGGAGAACTTGGAAAGTAATTGATTTTTCTTTATAATATATAAAAATAAAGAGATGGAAATTATTAAATTGATTAACGACACATGGCAATTGATTGACGAACAAGGATCAGTATTAAAACAAGGTACTTGGGATGACTGTTCAGATCGATTATGTGAAATTGAAAATGAACAATACCGAGACTTTTTATTGATGACTGGTATTTAATATGCCTAGGTGTTGGAATTGGTAGACATAACGGTCTTAGAAACCGTGGCTGAAAAGCGTGAGAGTTCGAGTCTCTCCCAAGGTACACAGACAGTAACGGTAGCGCGTACGCAAGGTTTAAACGCCGTTACTAGCATGTTCCGTTAGTGAAGCGGTCAACACGCTGCACTTTCACGGCAGAGGCACGGGTTCGATTCCCGTACGGAATACATATTGCGGGGTGGAGAAGATGGTATTCTCGGCGGGCTCATAACCCGAGGACGCAGGTTCGAATCCTGTCCCCGCTACTAGAGCGATCCACCGTGCGCTATATAAAAAAGGTTGCGTTGGCAATGTTACACGGTGGACGATGCCCGGGTGGTGGAATAGGTAGACACGCCGGACTTAAAATCCTGTGCCTGTATGGGCGTGCGGGTTCAAGTCCCGCCCCGGGTACAAAGAGAAGTGGCAAGCTGTAGTAATAATTAGGAGCCTAAACCGCGAAAAAGGGTTAATAGTAGCGAATCCGGAGGCATTGTTATTACCAGTAACCCCGAAAGACCCGAAGCTTCTCTTTATTTGGTCTTTTAACTCAGTTGGTTAGAGTAGCTCGCTCATAACGAGAAAGTCCCAGGTTCGAGTCCTGGATGGACCACAAAATATATAATTAATTAAATAAAAAGTTAAATAGTATGAAACACGCATTATCATCTAAAGGATTGTCATTATCTCAAGCACAATCAATTTCAAATCTTTGTAACCAAAGAAGCCGAGACATTCAATCAAATATTTCAGTAATCAACAATGCTGAAAAGATACTTAAGTTCGAAGGAGCAGATTTAGTATCGCAAACTGGTAACCCAATGCCAGCAAACATTGTTGAATTGTTACAAGAAAAGTCTCGTTTGCATGCAACTCAAGCATTCTTAATGGAAAACATCAAAGCTAAGGAGGAGTTGCTAGCAAATGAACGAAGAGCGTCATTACGATTTGAAAAAGAGTCTCCAAACTCTCCGGATTTTGAATATGCAGAAGAATTAGATCATGTATCTGAGTCTTGGGGTTGGGATCAATTGACAACGTCTCAGTGGGAAGAATACTTAGAAGCTGAAGCTTACGCATCTCATATTGGTCAATTTATTCATAAAGGTGGCAAATTAGATGAGTTGCGTAAGGAATTACCAACTATGGAATTGTTAGAGTGGGCAGAAATTGAAACTGGAAAGAAAACTCCAGTGCAAGTTGAGAAACATCACACGTTATCAGGGTTGTCAGCAATTCACGAAGAATTATCCATGTTGCACCGAGGATATGAACAACGAGTTAACTATTTCAAGGCTATGGTTAAGAATGCAGTAACCGTTGAAAATGCTAGACGAGAGCGTGTAAATGCAGACGAGGCCGCGCGCGTTAATCAAATCAATGACGTATTGAAGTCTGATTATGACACGCTTCGAAGAGAATGGATTGAAGCTAGAAAACAAGCAGAGTTTGCTTTCAATGAAGCTAAGCAAAAAGAAATTGCAAGAATTGCAGCATTGAGAATTGAAGTTCCAGCTCGATTCCAACCAGTAGTTGATGAGTTCCTTAAAGGATTAGAATAATTGGGTTAGCATACGGGATAAGCACAAGCCGTGTCTCGTATGCTTTTATGTTGGATGATGAAGTTTTTTATGATATATAAAGATACATATAAACTACATTTAGGAAACCTGCTCTGGTGGGTTTCATGACTCTGCGCTAATGCGCTCACATCCGCTTCCTTTACAAACTACCAAAACTGAGATAGAACTCAATTGATAGACAGGTTAAGTACCTAGCGGCGTACAATTGGCTATCGAACGGACTTAGTTTTTGATTTTGTCTTTGCAGTAAGGGAAGGTCTTTGATTTGGCATTTGACTATGATTTAGTCTATATGCTTTATCATCCAGCAACTCGATATTATTATGCCCTAGCAGAAATGTTAGGGCTTTTTATTTGGATATATAAACATTATTCTATATAATATAGTATGAAGATTACATTGATAAGCGATACACATACAAAGCATCGTAATATTGGTACTGCAAAAGATTATCGCAAAAATAATCAGCCGTTGGATTTGCCTGGTGGCGACATATTGATTCATGCCGGCGACTTTATGAACTCAGGTTATAATCCGATGGAAGCGATGGAGTTCTTTAAGTGGTTTGATGAAATAGACAATTATGATACAAAAATATTCATTGCCGGCAATCATGATCGTTGGATGCAAGATGCGTCGGAAGAAGCACGAGGCATCTTAACGGGATATAAGACCATTGAATATTTGCAAGATGAAGATCTTGTTTTGTACTTTGATGGACCAAATGGAGATCATCCAGAAGATAATGTTCGCATCTATGGTTCACCTTGGCAACCGGAATTCTTCAATTGGGCATTTAATTTGCCTCGCAATGGAGAAGAATTGAAAGCACGTTGGGATGAAATTCCAGAACGCACAGACATTTTAGTAACACATGGACCTCCCTTTGGTTACCAAGATATTCCAGGTGGACAAAGTATACGAGTTGGATGTGAAATGTTGCGTTATCGAATAGATGAAATTAAACCAAAAATCCACGTGTTTGGACATGTTCATGGTGGTTATGGTCACTATTACAACGGTCATACACATTTCTTCAATGCTTCAGTATTAGACGAAAGATATAGTTATACAAACCTTCCATTCACATTCGAATGGAACCAAACAACAAATGAAATAACATGGTAGGCGGAGTAAACCCTAAAATATTAGTAACAATGGATGAAAACGGAAATTTAAAGTTAGATGAATCAATGGAATCATTATTTAATCCAAAGCCCAAATGGAAACTAGTTCGAGAGCGTGATGGAATAACTAAACAATCAGATTCTATCAAATGGTTAGAATGGAATGAAGAAGGCCGATTTAAAGCATCTCACGATGAACCTGCAATTGGTTTTTCATTGCTAATGAGTCCATTCAATGATGCGTTTACTTGGCAGACAACGGATATAACTGAAATTGTTGAACAGCGTGATGGATACATTAAATTCCATACAAAGAATAGTACATACGAATTATTTAAGCTATGATAGAGAAAATAAGACTTTGGTGGAAGTTCGATGGACGATACATGCACAAACAGTTTGCTCGTGGAGTAAAGAACTTATGGAGATGGTTTCCGACTATTTGGAAAGATCGAGATTGGGATGGACACTACATCTATGAATTGATCCGTAAGAAGTTAGAATTTCAAGCTGAATTTATTGGCGGTAGAGATATTCATACTGATGCAAAGCGTGATGCTGAGAGAATGAGACTTGTAGCTCGACTGATAAAACTACAGCAAGAAGAAACCTACGGAATGGAGTATATGGATTATCATGATCAAGACGTCAATTGGATTGATATTGATGATCGCCCAGGATATGTTGAAGCAGTGTTCGATGAAAAGTCAGAAAGGTTTGATGAGTTCTTTGCAAAGTACCCTAGACAGTATAAGCGAGTAGCTAATGGTGAAATCAATCGATACCGTCGCGAGTTTGCTGATAAAGATAAACAATTGATTGCTATGGAGATTGCTCATGAGAATCAAGCACGTTGTCAGAAGTTATTGTTCAGCATCATGCATGATCATATTGAAAGATGGTGGGATTAAATAAATAAATTATGATGAATTTTATTAGAAGTACATGGGCTCCGGCAATTGTTTGTATCGTTGTTGTTATTGCAATATCAATTAGCGTGATTTTTGTAATAGAAAAAGAAGAACATAGTTGCAATCGAGTTGTCTTTCTCGAAGGAGAATTAAGTAGAGATGTTAATTCGATTGAATACTTAGGTCAAGGCAACGTTGCTAGGATACATTATTGTGATGGCAAAACAGAAGAGATGCCTACATCACGCATTGTTAAAGTTATTATAAAATAAGTATGAAAGGTATTATTGTTAAAACAAAGGACAAGTGTGTTATTGAATATGAAACAGGCACAGTGCCTTTAAAGGTATCGCTACCTATTCATCCAGATGACATCAAGCAAGTTGAATCAGGTCAACTAGTAGAATTCATGATAGTTGATGAGTTTACTCATCCGCAACTATTCTATAATGTAGGTTGGGGCGATGGAATAACTTGTGGAAAAATAATTAGCCAATTGGTTGGATAATTCAAATTGTTTTCTTATTATATAGAAAATAAGAGTTATGGAACAATTAGCAATCATTGCATCATTATGTAGCCTCCCGGCAGTATTATTCATGATGATGGCAAACGTAACCGGGTCTGGCGCTAGCAAGACAATCGGATTTATCTTTTTGAAAATACCATCATTTATTACATTGATTGTACTAGTTGTGATGGCATTGAAAGCACTTAAATTAATCTAGAATGACACATAAAAGAAACTTAAGAACAACATTGTTACTCCAACTTCGAAGGATAGGTTGGCTTTGCAAGAAACCAACGGAACCTTCAAAACGTTTGCGTGTAGCACGTACGATTTGGCCTGAGGATCGTACTTCGTCAATTGAAGCTGAGCGTCATGTTTGGGTTGAAACAAAGAAGTCAGGTAGAAAGAATTGTCAATTCGACAGCAATACAATGTCTTGCCCATGCGGAGTTAAGTCAGTAGAGCAGTTCATGAATGGATGTGTTAAAAAGTAATCCCTTAAAACAAGTATATGAAGATCACAAAAGAAATGGTAATGAAGAATGCTAAGAATGTGTTAACAGTAACAGCATTTGCAGCAGTCGCAACAGCAGCTTTTCAATTAGGAGCTAAGTATCAATCGGGTAAAAAAGAGCAAGTAGCAGTAGAAAATCCATACGCTCATGCATTCTCTCCAGAGGAAATATCAATTGCAGTTAATGAATCATCCGAATTGATTATGATTGAGCGCAAGACAGGAAAGTATATTGTATACTCAGATGCAATTGGTCAAACAATCTTCGGAATGTACGCTAACCGTTTACACCAAGAGGCAAATGGTATTAAATAGTATCAAAGTAGGCGTTGTGGTAGGTGCATTGGCAGTTACCACATTTGCCGTTACGGATACAACGAGTCCTCCACAACAAGATTCAGTAGTCCGTAATCCGGAAAGAATAGATGTTGCAAGTCCACCTTGTTTGCAAATGTATAAATACATCAAAGCCTATGCAGACACATTTGACATTCCATTAAGGTTTGCATTTGGTATTGCTAGAGTTGAAACAGGATACACAGGACCAATGCAATGGAGATATCAGCCAGCACAAACATCTTGCGCAGGAGCGGTAGGTCCGATGCAGGTTATGGTTGCAACAGCAAGGTATATCAATAAAGATGATGTAACCAAAGAAAGGTTAAGAACTGATATCAAATACAATATTAGAACTTCAATGAAGCTATTGCGTAGGTTGTATAATTTGCGAGGTGATTGGAAGCTAGTATTTGGAGAGTACAACACCGGTAGGCCATGTGTTAATGGCTATGCACATAAAGTTTATAACCATCAGATAGCATGGTAACAGAAAGGCTCCTTCGGGAGTCTTTTTTACTGTTCGGTTGGATTGTTAATATATTTTTCTTATTATATAGAAAATAAAAAGCTATGATTAACAATATAAAACAAATAAAACCGTTACTGAACTTTTCGAAGCCAGGCGACTTTTATATGCTTTATGTTTTTAAGCGTAAGAAAGATCAACCCGAAGGCGAGCGAGACAATCATCAATCAGTAAGAACTATTAAAACTTATTGTATTGAAAGTATTGACCATCTAGAACGTCGTTATGATGAGGTAATGGAACTATGTGAGATGTTTAAGGCTCGTGCTTATATCCATGTACAGAAACAAAATCATTTTGATGTTAGTTTGAATATGATGGTTGCACTTGCTCAACGCATTCAAGATGGCAACATGAAGCAACAAGGTTTATTTGATTCTGTTGTAGGTCAAATTAAGACACAAGAGAAACGTTGGGTAATTGATATTGACAATGTTTCGATAGATGCCTTTGCTCACGCTCCATACTATATTCAGATGAGATTATATATTGATGAACTACAAGAGGAAGCTGGCGTAGATCAAACTAAGACATTCATAAAAACTAATTCTGGTTTTCATATCATTACGCAACCTTTCAATACAAAGAAGTTTGCCGAAAGATATCCAGATGTTGATATACAAAAGAAGAACCCGACACTATTATATTACCCAAATAGTTTAACAAACAAATAAAATAAATAATATGAATCCATTAGACTTAAGTCCGGAACAGCAAGAAGCTTACAATGAGTTTCTAAAAACAATTCAAGATCAAATTGATCCGCGTGATTACTTAGCTCCATCAATGCGAGAGATTGCTAAGATGCCATTGGACCAATTGGAAGAAGAAAACAAATTAGTTGAATCAAAACAATCAACACGTAGTCGTTCACAACGAGACTTGATTCAAAGTCGTTGGGAGTATGAACAAACAAAAGCAACCGTAGAACAACCAGAATAAAATGAGTATAGTACGATTCATAGCAGACCTTCACTTGGGTCACAAGTTTATGGCAACACATCGAGGTTTCGCAAGTGTGGAAGAACATGATGAACACATCATCACACAATGGAACTCAGTTGTACACAAACGTGATACTACATACATATTAGGAGATGTCACTATGGAAAAGGCTGAACAATATGCATTGTTAGATCGACTCAATGGCGCCAAACGAGTAGTGTTAGGCAACCACGACTTACCAAAACATGTTCCTAAACTATTAGAGCACGTTCAATCTGTATCCGGTATGGAGAAGTATAAAGGTATATTCCTGACACACTGCCCTATCCACACAATGGAATTGGAACACAGAGTAAGTCGCAACATACACGGACACATTCACTCAGCACTTGTTATGTACCCGGTAAGATTATTTGGTATTAAACTATTTGATCGAGTAGATCGTCGTTACCATTGTGTTTCTTGTGAGCATGTAGACTTCATTCCAAGAACTTTAAAAGAATTAGGAATTGAACGGTAAACACAGAACTCAAAAAGAAATCTGGTCAGGCTATATGAGAACGCTTGGCCAGGTTTTAGCAATCGGACCTATCTTATGGATATGGCGAGTTGTAACCAAATTGTTTAAACCTAAGGAACCGGTTGTGATTAAGAGGCAAGCTCCGCCGCCGCCTAGGCATTTTGATCAATTCACAGCTAATATGGCAGAAATACGTAACATTTTAAACCAAATGCAAAATGAATGATAAATATTTAGAAATGATGCGACAATATATGGGTATGAATAACATGATTACTGATTCAGACTTAAATGGTATGGGGCCTATGTTGCGACCTAAAGAGTTTTATCAAAACGAAATTACTAAAACAGCATTTGATTCAGAAACTTTAGCTCGTATGATCGAGCGATCTATGTGGCCGGTGCACCGGCCGTCGCAATATATTACTGATACTAAAGCACTCGAGCGAGTATTAACAAGCAATCAGTATATTGATTTTAATACTGAGTTGCGTAACTGCGTGCCTTCTTCTTTCTTTCAACCATATGAAATCGTTACAGGTTCAAAAAGTTTTGAAGTTACTTGGGAACGTTTCCGAGAGTATTGTGAGCAACATACATTGTTCGCAGTAGCAACAATTGTTGATACTATTAACCCAAATCATCATACTTTCGATATTATATTCATTGAGTCTGGTAAGAATACGAATGCTATGACTCCGTTTATTTACACTGATTCATTTCGAAGATCTACCATGGGCTTAAATGGGCCTATGCATGATGAGATAGTTCATATATTTAAAAATGAAAATACCGGATGGTCTTTTTGTATTGTTAGAACAGTAACCATTAACGCTGTACAAAGAGTAACTAGTTTGCCGAATCATAGACAGTTCGGTGTCGATCAAAATGAAATTACTCGTATAATCAAACAGTTTACTGACAATTTAGATGATCTAGATAATCCATATACAATTTATTAAAGGTTGGAATTAAATGTATTATTTCTTATAATATAGAAAAGAAAGATATATGACAATCAAACAAATTTTTGACGAAATAGCAGCAGAGCCAGGTACAAACCAAAAGATGGTTATCTTGGGTAAATACCGAGACAACAAACTCTTAGAACAAGTGTTGTACCTGGCTAATTCGAAGCGTGTCAAATTTTATATCAAGCAACTCCCGGAGTATCTATTTTTTCCTAGTGGTGAAATGGGATTAGATTCAGCATTAGACGCATTGACTGAATTATCTTCAAGAAAGGTAACGGGTCATTCAGCTATTGGTCATTTGGTTCATATATTATCATCATGCACGCCAGATGACTCTTATATCATTGAGCGTATCATTGAGAAAGATTGTCGCTTAGGAATGGGTACAACAAACATCAACAAAATATTTAAGGATCTTATTGAAGATACTCCTTACATGGGAGCAATTTCATTTGATGAAAAGAAGGCACGTGCAGTGTTTAACAACGACAAACGTGCTTATTCACAGATCAAAATGGATGGACGTTATTGCAATGCAATTATTCGTAACGGCGAAGTTGAATTAGAATCTCGTCAAGGTGAGCCAACCATAGTAACTGGTGCAACCTTTTTGCAAGAGTTAGCAGACTTTCCTGATTGTGTATTGAATGGAGAGTTGACTATCGATGGAGTATCTCGCTATGAGTCTAACGGAATCATTGCATCTATCATCAGCATCTTAAGTAAAAAGGAATCGCGAGGTCCTGCAGAGACATTGAAACATATTGCTAAGTTCCAACAAAAACATGGAGACTTCTCTGTGGCATTAGAGTCAATACGCTTTACGGTTTGGGATACAATCACAGTAGATGAATACTTTGATCAACGTTCGACAACACCTTATTCAGAACGCATTGTTAACTATTCAACGGCACTATATGATTTGAAACCTACAATGATATCTGCAGTTGAAATGCACGATGTAGCAACATATGAAGAAGCAATCCGATACTTCCAAGAAGCATTAGCAGATGGCCAAGAAGGAACAATACTTAAGGCAATTGATGGCGGATGGAAAGATGGTAAACCAAATTGGCAAATCAAAATGAAACTTGAAATGGATGTGGATCTTCGCATCACAGGTTTCAATTATGGTACCGGAAAGAATATCAACGTCATATCTTCGGTTAATGCTGAATCAAGTGATGGTAAGGTTGTTACTCGTCCGACAGGCATTAACGAAGCTATGATGCAATACATTACCGACAATCAAGAAACATTGTTAGGTAGCGTTGTGGAATGTAAGTGTTCCGGATTGTCTCAAGACTCTGATGGTAACTATTCATTGTTGCATCCAGTATTCAAATCGTTGCGTGATGATAAAGACACTTGTGATGACTTGCAATCAATCATTGCAATTGAAAATATGGTTAAAGGATTAGCGTAATGAGTGCAGTGAATCGTCCCAACATGAACTTTGATAACGAACGCAAAGAACATATACCTTACTCAGCTACACAGCAACCTAAGGATATGAAGGCATTGTATGATAAACTTATGAATTCTCCGGACATTAAGCCTCATACGGTAAGAGATAGACAAGTATATAACAAATGGTTTAAAGCAAAATAATATGATGTTAATAGTAGTAATAGACGCATTGATCTTAGTTGGATTGATATTAGCTCTAAGAGATAACAACAAGCTTGTTAATGAAATGCTAAAGTTCCAGTTAGTAACTAGTTCTCATATTGAAGAGCTTTGCAAAGAAGTAGCTGATTTAGTACAACGGGTTGATGAATTAGAAGCACAAGCAAAAAAACAAGGATGGCCTTATGATCCTACAAAAAAATAAATTATGAAAAAGTTATTGGTATTAGTTGCAGTAGCAACCATTATGACTTCATGTGGTAAGTCAGATTACAAATACACAATCGTAGACAGCAACGGCGCCCGTTACGGAGCAGACTTCTACAACGAAACCGGTGAAGGTTGCATCTTATTCAATGATAAGAATTGTGGATGCAGCGACACAGAAGGACCAGGAACACCAACCAGATTGTGTGGATCATATACAATTGTAGAGAATCAAACAAAATAATATGTTTACAGGATTTTACGATTTTATGGATGAGGCGTATGCTAACGAACTTAAGGTATCGGTTGAAACGTGGATCACAGTTATTGAAGACCAATGCACAATGGAAGAAGCTAAGTTCATTACGGATGCTATATGGGACGAGACTGAAGACATTGAAAAAGCCAAACAATTATTTTACAGCAAACTTAAAGAACAATGACACAACGAGAAATTGATAACGCAGTCTCAATTATTAATGAAGCTAACACACAGCTTCGCGTAGCAAAAGATAAACTAGATACGCAAGAATCGATCATCAATGCACAAACTGAGATGATTGAAATACTGAAATCTAATCTGCAAGCCCGAGACAAACTGATCACAATATTAGAGTCACAGTTACGGATTCAAGATGCAGCATTGGATCGCAATTCAGACAACTCAAAACAATTGCTTACAGATTAAACACAATGAAACGAGTAATGAGTCAAGATGAGATTAAACTTTGGATAGATAGATGGTCAAAATTAAAACCTTCACCTAAAAGAGATATGGTGATAAAAATTTGGTCTAATTTAATTACTAAATAACAAACACAATGGAAAAAACAGCAGTAGAATGGTTGATTGAAAATTCTCATATAATTCCTAAAAATGAACTAAATAAAAGAGAGTTAATTAAACAAGCCAACGAAATGTTTGAGCAACAGATTGAAGATGCTTGGAAAGATGGTTTTTTTGAGAAAAGCGATTCATCTAAAATATACTACCATAAAACCTTTAAAATAGAATAAATGGAAAAGACAGCAGTAGAATTTTTAGTAGAAACTTTTGTAAGACATTTTGGTACTGGATGGCTTGCTGATGAAACTATAAAAAAAGAAATCGAGCATGCCAACAAAATGTTTGAGAAACAGATTATTGATGCTTCAAATGAAAGTTACTTAAATAGTGAATTAATAAAGAGAAGTGTTAAAAATAAAAATGTATTTTCTGTTGGAGAACAATACTACAACGAAACCTTTAAAAAACAAAAACAATGAAAAAACCAAAACATATTAGAACTGAACCTATAAAAAGTTCAATAACGGGAAAACGAATAGGTACAAAATACATTTATGATGAAAAAGAATTAATGCAATATTACAACCCAACCTTTAAACAACAAAAACAATGAAAAAATTAAAATTATATCTTGGTGCAGTAATTGTGATAGTTATTATGATTATTTTACAACTTAATCATAAAGATACTGAGGCTGTCGACATTAGTGGTAACTCTCGAGAAGTTTCTCTAGGAGAAGAGTTCACAGGTCGTGTTATAGAGATAATACCAAATTCAAGTCCTAAACAGCAATACAGAAACATCCTTATGGAATGTGAAGATGGTACTAAAGTTTATTTTACCGTAACATTATCTGATGCTGATAAATGTAGTGTAGGCAGTGAAATAAAGATAAAAGTAATATCTGACACTTGGTTCTATAGAAATGATGTTGATGTGGATACTATTTAAAAACAGAACAATGAAACAAGATAAAACATGGCTATTGCTACCAATGTTTGCATATAGCAAATATAGTGATGGAACTCAGGAGATTTCTTTTGGGTGGATAATAAAAACATTTTTTATTAAATTTTAAATCAGAATAAGATGAGCTATATAAAATGTGTTTCGTGTGGTAAACAAGAATTTAAAGATTATTCAACTCCGAATATTCATTATTCAGCAGAAGAAAATGACACACGTAATTTTAAATGTAAGTGGTGTTTAAGTTTTGAATCATTAAAAGTTGGTGAATGGTATCAAACCGCTGATGGAGAATATCACCAAAAACAAGAAGAACAATGAAAGATAAAAATTCGTTAATACCAAGTGATGCACATTCATTAGAGGTATTTGCTATAAAAGATTGTGATGAATCTCCAACAGGTAAACAAGCATTTATTGGTTTTAAAATTAGTAATGGTGATTTTCATTTTATACAAGTTCCATACACAGAACCTAAACAACAAGCCCAATGACACTTAAAGAATACATAGAAGGATTACAATTGTTCGCTAAGGAGAATCCAGATGCATTAGAGTTACAAGTTATTACCGCCGCAGATGATGAAGGCAATGGATACAAGCAAGTTCATTACAGTCCAACGAAAGGAAATTATGATAACGATGATGATAGTTTTATTTCAGACGTCTGCTTTGAAGAATGGGACATGGAAGATGCTGAAGTCAACGCAGTCTGTGTAAATTAAAATAACCTCAAAGTGTCTGCTTCGGTAGGCACTTTTTACTGGGCGTCCAAACTAAGTAGAAGATTAGCAGTTTACGGATAAGCTTCTAAATAATAATATTGCAACGAAGAGTAACGTAACGAATACAACAAGTATTATAAGTATATGTGTTAATAAGAGAACGTAGAGTAAGACTCGAACAAGTAAGTATTTAATTTTACCCTGGCCCAGCAAGACTCTGGTGTCTAATAGAAAGATGACCTTCATAGATATTGTCAATGTTTCCCAGTATAATATTGATACATTCTATGTATGGTAGTAGAGAAACGGTGTCTAGTAAAGGAATGTAAGGATGGTAATGCCCCTTTCAGCCGTTCCTATTTATTTACGCGGGGCATAGACTCTATATTGCCGGCCTCTGAATATCAGTAATCCATACAGGCCTAAATGTTCTTAAACGCGAACTAAGAGGCTGGAGATGGAGGAGAGGGTATAGGCTATTTTTAGTCCAATACCAACGTATTTTTAGACGTAAGCACTGATTCTATTTTTAGAAGGATATCCTATTTTTAGATCACGATTCATTTTTAGATGCGTTGTGTCATTATATATAGTATCCTGAATGCTTCTATTTTTAGACGGATTAGTTCTATTTTTAGAAGCTTATGTGTTATGGGTTCTATTTTTAGACGATTTTTAGAGCAATATGCCGTTATTTTTAGAATCTATTTTTAGATGCATGCCGCACTTTTAGAACGTATATGCGGTTTTAGTTCGGTTTGCTAGCTATTGAGAGACGAAACTTTCCGGAATATTTGCGCGCGTATGGTTGGATTCTAGACATAGATTTCATATTATATAAATGTAAATAAGAAGGAAGGGTTATTATCCAACCAAATGCTGAAAGGCGGCCACAAGGATATTAAATATAGATACGTATTGGGAAAGGTCTATCCTATAAACAGAACATGGATCAAACCGGTATGGCAACCACAAGCTACATGTAGCTAACACCGTCATACCATAAATGTCGGCAGGGTCCGGGAATAACGCGCTCGAAAGACGCACCCGGCGGTCCGACGTTAGGTAAGCTGATCGGGTTTCTCTCTCTTTACCTTGATCGGGTAGTAGTCCGGGCATCGTTTAGGCGGTGCCTATACTGCTGAAAACATTTTCGAAACTTTTTTCCGAAAAGATTAGGATCGCATTGATATTATACTTATCTTTATATTATTAATTAAAAAGAGAGATATATGTATAGTTTGAATTGTAGTTATTATGAGAAAGAGTTTACCAGCATCGACGAGTTGTTGGATGATGTAATGTATTCGGGCATGGATCCGAATTATGAAATTACCCGTAACGGTGTTAGCACGGGAGAAACGTTAGCAGATTTAATTAGTTATTAATATAAAAAAGAGACTATGAGTTTAAGAGAAAGATTGATTGCAGTAGGATTTGTACCAGTTGACCTTAAGGCCGGCAATGTTAAGATAGGAGACAACATTGCGAATAATAATATGATATTCGGCGAGTTGATTAAAATTACCAAGAAAGGTAATTATGTAGTTCGCTTTGATATGGACTATGCAGATGAAAAGCCGTCAAAGTTTCCACCGGAAGTGTTTGAAAGATTCTTCCTTGTAGATAAAAGATAAACTTTTCTGAAACTTTTCTTGGAAAAGATTAGGATCGCATTCTAAAAATGCTTATCTTTATTATAAGCAATTAGGGAATGGTCCTTAATATAAAAAAAGAGATATGAAAAAAGAAGCAAAAGTAGAATTTGGAATTGTAATTACAAAGCCATGGAGTTCAGAGATGTATGCTCACAATGAGCAAGTAGCAGATGTGGTTCGCGAGACGGTATTAGGAATGTGGAATGATGCAATAAATGAATTCCAAGAGGATAAGGGAGAAGAGTTTATGTCCGATGTTGAATGGATTTTAGCTCCAGAAAAATTAGAAAACGTCCAAAGAGCTATTACATGTTACGGGTTTGGATATGGATATGATGTAGCAGCAGTATCTGAAAGAGTAATACAAGAATTAGAAGATGCTCCTTTATTCCGTTTAAAAGAGATAGCAGAAGATTTAGAGATTGAATTAGAAAAAGGGTTTGTTGGCTTTAGTTAGCCAGCAAACTTTTCTGGAAAAAGATTAGGATCTGAACATTAAAATGCTTATCTTTATAAAAAAAGGCTATGAAAAGATTAAAAGTAAGAACCGTAGAGCAACAAATCAAAGAAGGTAAAATTGAGTGCATCACTGACATTAAATTGGGTTATGTTGAAATCCGCAGATGTGCAACCGGTGTGAGAGAAACCATTAAAGTTATTCGAAACAAATATTAGAAAAAGGTTGTTTCCGAACATTATAATGCTTATCTTTATAAAAAAGAAAGAGATATGAAAAGGAAATTAGAATTGCAATTAAGAGCTGAATATAATGTATATCAGGCTAAAGCTCATCCCGAGGATCAAATGTCGTTTATGGATTATGTACAGCAATTAGGCAGATTCCATGGATTTAAGGTTAATGTAAAAACATCATGGGATTTAGATTATGTAATAACCTTTACAAAATAATTTAAACAAAGTTTGCAAAAAGGTTGGATCGCATTGATATTATCGGTATATTTAAGTATTAATTTAAAAAGAGAGATATGGAAAGAGAATTTAAGATTGATTTAGTGTTAGCAACGGAGATAGCACAGTTTTTGGAAACATTGCTTGAGGCAGAGTTGAATGAGGAATTTGATTCAAGCCGAGCATGTACAGACACTTACCT